GATGCGAGAGCTGAAAATGAAACTCTGCGTGCTGATGTTGCCGCTGGTCGTAAGCGCCTGCGGATCAACGCCACCTGCTCCGGTACCGTGCGTGAAGCCACCGGCACCTCCGGCGTGGGCAATGATGCCGCCGTCGAACTCTCTCCGGTTGCTGGACGAAACGTTCTCGGTATCAGAGACGGAATCATCAGCGACCAGGCTGCATTGAGAATGCTTCAGGAATATATCCGCACTCAGTGTATTAACTAGTATTTTTGTTATCCGGAGAATGCATGAAGAAATTACTGGTAACCGTAAAGCCTTTTCAGGGAACAATTCCGTTCCGTATTTTGCAGCGTGGTCGTGTTCTTGTTGAAGGTTCGTTCAGTGGTAAATGTACGCAATTACACTCCCGGACCTTTCAGGTGAATGCCACGAATGAAGAGCTAACCGTTGAGTGTACGATGAATGCCGCTAAATGCCGTATGGTATCGGCTGCATTACAGCCAGTGTGTTGAGCGACCTTATTATCCATGCGCGGTATTGTCGCCGTATTCCCGTATTAACAGAGACCGCAGCCCGACAGGGAGACTCCTCTGCGCGAGTGTGCGGGGATAATCAAAAACGATACACACCGGGGTTTACCGCGTTAACGGAGCGCGGCGTTGTCCCCTCATAGTCGCCTGTCCGGTGCGATGGCGGAAGAAACTGGATTTGTTGCAACTGATAACCATTATCATTTTCTCGGGTCCTTTCCGGCATATGGACCCGTTACGGGGCGGCGACCTCGCGCGTTTTCACTATTTATGAGATTTTTTGAGGGGGGTGGTTGTTGTTTAATTGTTTGGTATATCTAATTGATAAGTAAGGTGAAAATAAAATAAATACAACAACCTTACGATGTGTTTTGATGTCGTCAATGCGAAAAATGTCAATGATATCAAATGGTTTTGCAAAAACACATGGTTGTTGTATCGCTTTTTATCGATGACTTATGGAGAGGAGATGGCCTTTTTATTGAATAAAAGTGATATGGCCTCCTCCATCGGTATCTCTGTTCAGGCATTTGATAAATGGGGCGTTCCTCCTGTTGAACGTCGGGGGAGGGAAGTTTTATATGACGTTAAAACTGTACTGGAGATAGATCGCGAGCGGCGACAACACAATCAGAGAACACCTGATGACGGGGGAGAACTGGAGGAAAGGCTGCTTCGGGCCAGAGCTGAACTGACAGAAGAACAGGCTGTAGCTCAAAAACTTAAAAATCAGGTAACCGAAGGTAAGCTCATTGATTCAGACTTCTGCGTTTTCGCCCTCAGCAAACTGGCGATGGCATTGTCCAGTACGCTTGATTCCATTCCGTTATCCATGCAGCGACAGTTCCCGGATTTAACGCCACGTCATATTGACCATCTGAAAACCCTTATTGCAAAGGGCGCAAATCAGTGTGCGCGGGCAGGGGATAAATTACCGGATTTGCTGGATGAATATATCAGAGCAACAACTGAATAATATGATGGTTGCCGTTTCGGTTGCGCTGCAGCCTCTGGTCAGAGTTGTACCGATGACGGCAGTTGAATGGGCTGATCAAAATTATTATTTGCCTAAAGACTCCTCATACGGTGACGGCGAATGGAAAACGCTGCCATTCCAGATCGCCATCATGAACAGCATGGGGAATGATCAGATCCGCACTGTTAATCTGATTAAATCTGCCCGTGTTGGCTATACAAAGATGTTGCTGGGGGTGGTCGGGTATTTTATTGAGCATAAATCCCGAAACAGTCTGCTTTTTCAGCCCACGGATTCTGCCGCTGAAGATTTTATGAAGTCTCACGTGGAGGCGACGATTCGGGACGTGGCATGCCTGAAAGATCTTTCCCCGTGGCTGGGTCGTAAACATCGTGACAATACTCTCACGCTGAAACGCTTTTCATCGGGGGTGGGGTTCTGGTGCCTGGGTGGTGCGGCAGCAAAAAACTACCGTGAAAAATCCGTGGACGTGGTCTGCTATGACGAACTTTCCTCGTTCGAGCCGGATGTCGAAAAAGAGGGCTCGCCAACCCTGCTGGGGGATAAGCGTATTGAGGGGTCGGTGTGGCCAAAATCCATTCGCGGCTCGACGCCTAAAATCAAAGGCTCCTGCCAGATCGAAAAAGCGGCCAACGAGTCGGCGCATTTCATGCGTTTTTATGTGCCCTGCCCGCACTGTGGGGAGGAGCAGTATCTGAAATTTGGCGATGAATCCACGCCTTTTGGCCTTAAATGGGAGAAGGACAGCCCCGAAAGCGTTTTCTACCTCTGTGAACATCATGGCTGCGTGATCCATCAGTCTGAGCTTGACCAGAGCAACGGGCGGTGGATCTGTGAAAATACGGGGATGTGGACCCGTGACGGTCTGACGTTTTTCAGCGCCGCGGATAATGAAATTCCGCCGCCGCGCTCCATCACGTTCCACATCTGGACGGCGTACAGTCCGTTCACCACCTGGGTACAGATAGTCTATGACTGGCTGGATGCACTGAAAGATCCCAACGGCGTGAAAACCTTTGTGAACACCACGCTGGGCGAGACCTGGGAAGAGGCCGTGGGCGAAAAACTCGATCACCAGGTACTGATGGATAAGGTTGTGCGTTACACGGCGGCGGTGCCTGCCCGGGTGGTTTATCTGACGGCGGGCATTGACTCGCAGCGAAACCGTTTTGAGATGTATGTCTGGGGATGGGCACCGGGAGAGGAAGCCTTTCTGGTGGATAAAATCATCATTATGGGGCGTCCCGATGAGGAAGAGACGCTGTTACGTGTGGATGCGGTGATCAACAAAAAATACCGTCATGCAGACGGAACCGAAATGACCATTTCCCGTGTCTGCTGGGACACCGGGGGGATCGATGGCGAAATCGTTTATCAGCGGTCAAAAAAACACGGTGTTTTCCGGGTGCTGCCGGTAAAAGGCGCATCTGTCTATGGCAAGCCGGTGATCACCATGCCAAAAACCCGCAATCAGCGGGGCGTGTATCTGTGTGAAGTGGGGACGGACACCGCAAAAGAAATTCTCTATGCCCGTATGAAAGCCGATCCCACGCCTGCGGATGAAGCCACGTCGTATGCCATCCGTTTTCCTGATGATCCGGAGATTTTTTCGCAGACAGAGGCGCAGCAACTGGTGGCGGAAGAGCTGGTGGAGAAGTGGGAAAAAGGAAAGATGCGTCTGTTGTGGGATAACAAAAAGCGGCGTAACGAAGCGCTGGACTGCCTGGTGTATGCCTACGCGGCATTACGTGTGTCCGTGCAACGCTGGCAGCTTGATCTGGCTGTACTGGCAAAATCCCGGGAAGAAGAGACGACCCGGCCAACCCTGAAAGAACTGGCAGCGAAGCTGTCCGGAGGAGTGAATGGTTACAGTCGCTGAACTGCAGGCGCTGCGTCAGGCGCGCCTTGATTTATTAACCGGTAAACGGGTGGTGTCTGTCCAGAAAGATGGTCGCAGAATTGAATATACGGCGGCTTCTCTGGATGAGCTTAACCGTGCGATCAATGATGCGGAGTCGGTACTGGGGACAACCCGCCGTCGCCGTCGTCCGCTGGGAGTGAGGTTATGAAACGAACGCCTGTCCTGATTGATGTGAACGGCGTTCCGCTTCGGGAGAGCCTCAGCTACCACGGGGGCGGTGCAGGATTTGGCGGGCAAATGGCGGAGTGGTTGCCACCCTCGCAGAGTGCCGATGCGGCCCTGCTGCCCGCGTTGCGTCTGGGGAATGCCCGTGCAGATGATCTGGTGCGCAATAACGGGATAGCGGCTAATGCGGTGGCCCTGCATAAGGATCATATTGTCGGGCATATGTTTCTGATCAGCTACCGTCCGAACTGGCGCTGGCTGGGGATGCGGGAGACTGCGGCAAAAAGTTTTGTCGATGAGGTGGAGGCGGCCTGGTCGGAATACGCAGAAGGGATGTTTGGCGAGATCGACGTGGAAGGGAAACGCACGTTTACGGAATTTATCCGTGAAGGTGTGGGCGTTCATGCCTTTAACGGCGAAATCTTTGTGCAGCCGGTCTGGGATACGGAGAGCACGCAGCTGTTTCGTACGCGTTTTAAAGCCGTGAGTCCGAAACGGGTGGACACGCCAGGGCACGGTATGGGGAACCGCTTTCTGCGGGCCGGTGTGGAGGTCGATCGATATGGCCGTGCCGTTGCGTACCATATCTGTGAGGATGATTTTCCGTTCTCCGGGAGTGGACGATGGGAACGGATCCCGCATGAACTTCCCACCGGGCGTCCGGCCATGCTGCATATTTTCGAGCCGGTGGAGGACGGGCAGACCCGTGGAGCCAATCAGTTTTACAGCGTCATGGAACGGCTGAAGATGCTGGATTCCCTGCAGGCAACACAGCTTCAGTCGGCCATAGTGAAGGCGATGTATGCAGCGACGATTGAAAGTGAACTTGATACCGAAAAGGCCTTTGAATATATCGCGGGGGCACCGCAGGGTCAGCAGGATAATCCGCTTATTAATATTCTGGAGAAGTTCTCCAGCTGGTATGACACGAATCATGTGACGCTGGGCGGTGCCAAAATTCCGCACCTTTTCCCCGGTGATGATCTGAAACTGCAGACCGCGCAGGATTCAGACAATGGATTTTCGGCGCTTGAACAGGCGCTGCTGCGGTATATCGCCGCCGGTCTTGGCGTTTCCTACGAACAGTTGTCCCGTGATTACTCGAAGGTCAGTTATTCAAGTGCCCGCGCCTCCGCCAATGAGTCGTGGCGCTATTTTATGGGACGACGAAAATTTATTGCGGCCCGGCTGGCCACGCAGATGTTTTCCTGCTGGCTGGAAGAGGCACTTCTTCGGGGGATTATCCGTCCGCCACGGGCACGTTTTGATTTTTATCAGGCGCGATCAGCCTGGTCACGGGCAGAGTGGATTGGTGCCGGAAGAATGGCCATTGACGGGCTCAAGGAGGTCCAGGAATCGGTGATGCGTATTGATTCCGGACTGAGCACCTATGAGAAAGAGCTGGCGCTGATGGGTGAGGATTATCAGGACATTTTCCGCCAGCAGGTCAGGGAATCCGCAGAGCGGGAAAAGGCCGGACTCTCACGTCCGGTGTGGATAGCGCAGGCGTATCAGCAGCAGATAGCGGAGAGCCGCAGGCCGGAAGAGGAGACAACACCACGTGAGACGTAATCTTTCACACATTATTGCCGCAGCGTTCAATGAACCGCTGCTTCTGGAGCCCGCCTATGCGCGGGTTTTCTTTTGCGCGCTGGGGCGCGAGATGGGGGCAGCAAGTCTTTCGGTTCCACAACAGCAGGTGCAGCTTGATGCTCCCGGAATGCTGGCTGAAACGGACGAGTACATGGCCGGAGGTAAACGACCGGCCCGTGTTTACCGGGTGGTGAACGGTATTGCTGTACTGCCGGTGACCGGCACGCTGGTGCACCGGCTGGGCGGTATGCGGCCATTTTCCGGAATGACAGGCTATGACGGCATTGTCGCCTGTCTTCAGCAGGCAATGGCAGATAGCCAGGTGCGGGGCGTACTGCTGGACATTGACAGTCCGGGCGGGCAGGCCGCCGGCGCGTTTGACTGCGCTGACATGATTTACCGCCTTCGTCAGCAGAAGCCGGTCTGGGCACTGTGCAATGACACGGCCTGTTCTGCAGCCATGCTGCTGGCGTCGGCCTGCTCCCGACGGCTGGTTACCCAGACATCCCGTATCGGCTCCATTGGCGTGATGATGAGCCATGTCAGCTATGCCGGTCATCTGGCGCAGGCCGGTGTGGATATCACGCTGATTTATGCCGGGGCGCACAAGGTGGATGGCAATCAGTTTGAAGCGTTGCCGGCAGAGGTTCGCCAGGACATGCAGCAGCGGATTGATGCGGCGCGCCGGATGTTTGCCGAAAAAGTGGCGATGTATACCGGGTTGTCTGTGGATGCGGTCACGGGAACAGAGGCCGCCGTTTTTGAAGGTCAGTCCGGCATTGAGGCCGGGCTGGCGGATGAATTAATCAATGCGTCGGATGCCATCAGTGTGATGGCCACGGCGCTGAACAGTAATGTCAGAGGAGGCAGTATGCCGCAATTAACTGCAACGGAAGCCGCCGTGCAGGAGAACCAGCGAGTGATGGGGATCCTGACATGCCAGGAAGCGAAAGGACGTGAACAGCTTGCCACGATGCTGGCAGGACAACAGGGCATGAGCATTGAACAGGCCCGGGCGATTCTGGCCGCGGCAGCACCACAGCAGCCGGTGGCATCCACGCAGAGTGAAGCCGATCGCATTATGGCGTGTGAAGAAGCGAACGGTCGTGAACAACTGGCGGCAACGCTGGCGGCGATGCCGGAGATGACGGTGGAAAAAGCCCGCCCGATCCTGGCTGCTTCACCGCAGGCGGATGCAGGCCCCTCACTTCGTGATCAGATTATGGCTCTGAGTGAGGCGAAAGGGGCTGAGGCGCTGGCTGAAAAACTGGCGGCGTTTCCCGGAATGACTGTGGAGTCTGCCCGAGACATGCTGGCCTCATCGTCGGATAAAGCAGAACCGGTCTCTGCATCCACAACCGCCCTGTTTGAACGGTTCATGGCGAACCATTCACCGGCAGCGGTGCAGGGTGGCGTGTCACAGGCGTCAGCAGACGGTGATGCGGACGTGAAAATGCTCATGGCCATGCCATGAAGTCAGTGCTGACCATCAATACGAGGTTTTAACAATATGGTGACGAAAACCATCACTGAACAGCGTGCGGAAGTACGTATTTTTGCCGGTAATGATCCGGCTCACACTGCTACAGGCAGCAGCGGGATTTCTTCTGCAACACCGGCTCTGACGCCCCTGATGCTGGATGAAGCCAGCGGGAAACTGGTGGTCTGGGACGGACAGAAAGCCGGTAGTGCGGCTGGCATACTGGTACTGCCGCTTGAAGGCACAGAGACGGTGCTGACCTATTACAAGTCGGGGACCTTTGCGACGGAGGCAATCCACTGGCCTGAACGTGTGGATGAACACAAAAAGGCCAACGCCTTTGTCGGCACAGCCCTGAGTCACGCGGCGCTGCCGTAACACGTTATCAGGCCGCCGCGTTGGCCTGACTGATTTCTGAATGAAAGGAACTGATTTATGGGATTGTTTACGACCCGCCAGTTACTCGGTTATACCGAACAAAAAGTGAAATTTCGTGCGCTGTTTCTGGAACTGTTTTTCCGCCGTACGGTGAATTTCCACACCGAAGAGGTGATGCTGGACAAAATTACCGGAAAAACGCCGGTGGCAGCCTATGTATCCCCGGTTGTTGAAGGAAAAGTGCTGCGTCATCGTGGTGGTGAAACCCGCGTGTTACGTCCGGGCTACGTCAAGCCGAAACACGAATTTAATTACCAGCAGGCGGTGGAGCGCCTTCCAGGTGAAGATCCGGCGCAGCTGAACGACCCGGCCTACCGTCGTCTGCGTATCATCACCGATAACCTCAAACAGGAAGAGCATGCCATTGTCCAGGTGGAAGAAATGCAGGCGGTGAATGCCGTGCTGTATGGCAAATACACCATGGAAGGGGAGCAGTTTGATACTGTCGAGGTGGATTTCGGGCGCTCTGAAGGAAATAACATTGAGCAGGCTGATGGTAAAAAATGGTCTGAGCAGGACCGTGATACGTTTGATCCGACGCATGATATTGACCTCTACTGCGATCAGGCCAGCGGTCTTGTGAATATCGCCATTATGGACGGTACGGTCTGGCGTCTGCTGAATGGCTTTAAGCTGTTCCGCGAAAAACTGGATACCCGTCGCGGCTCAAATTCACAACTCGAAACGGCAGTGAAAGACCTGGGAGCGGTGGTGTCTTTCAAAGGGTATTACGGCGATCTGGCTATTGTGGTGGCGAAAACGTCTTATGTGGCAGAGGACGGTACCGAAAAACGTTATCTGCCAGAGGGCACGCTGGTCCTGGGAAATACGTCAGCAGAGGGGATCCGTTGTTACGGTGCCATTCAGGATGCACAGGCGTTGTCCGAAGGTGTGGTGGCTTCTTCCCGTTACCCGAAACACTGGCTGACCGTGGGCGATCCGGCCCGTGAATTCACCATGACGCAGTCTGCACCGCTGATGGTGCTGCCGGAACCGGATGAGTTTGTGGTGGTACAGGTGAAATAATCCGGGAGCGGGGGCGAAATGCCCCCGTGTCTTTTTTCACAGGGGGCTGAGATGGCAACAAAAGAAGAAAATCTGAATCGTCTTCGTCAACTGGCTGGTCTGCTGGGGCGCGAGGCGGATATGTCGGGGAGTGCTGCGGATATTGCTCAGCGTGTGTCTGAGTGGGAAGAGGAGCTTGCTGCTTCCCGGGAGGACATTATGCACTCTGATGAGAGCGGGTCTGACCAAAATTACACAGACGATGGTGAGCCGTTGAACAACACGGATGCTCCGGATGATGTTAAAGCCGTCCGTGTGCGCAAGTGCCTGCATGTGATGGGGTATTGCCCGGAGACAGGCCGTCCTGTTGAGCTTACGTTCCGGGGGATGCGTGTTCTGGTGCCATCATCACTGGCAATGGCCATGATACAGCACGGAACGGCTGAGTATGCGTGATTTTCAGAATGCCTTTGATGCCGCCCTTGCGGGGGTGGACAGCACGATTGTTGAAGTGATGGGGATCCGTGCGCAGTTCACCTCCGGAGCACAGCGTGGCGGTGAAGTTCTGGGGGTTTTTGACGATCCGGAGTCGCTGGGTTTTGCCGGTGGCGGGGTCCGTATTGAAGGAAGCAGCCCGTCATTATTTGTGCGGACGGATACGGTCCGTGCCGTGCGGCGTGGTGACACGCTGACCATTAACGGCGGGATGTTCTGGGTGGATCGTGTTTCTCCGGATGACGGGGGCAGCTGTTATCTCTGGCTCAACCGTGGGCAACCACCCGCTGTTAACCGGCGACGATAAACGCAGGGTGAAATTATGGCGATAAAAGGGCTTGATCAGGCGATTGACAATCTGAGCCGGGTTCGTAAAAACGCCATTCCGGCGGCTTCAGCAATGACGATTAACCGCGTGGCCACAACGGCGATTAATCAGTCTTCATCACAGGTTGCCCGGGAGACAAAGGTACGCCGGAAACTGGTTAAGGAACGGTCCAGACTGAAACGGGCCACGGTCAGAAATCCGAATGCAAAAATTATCGTTAACCGCGGTGATCTCCCTGTGATTAAGCTGGGGATCAGAATGCTGGGGCGTCGTCCGGACAGCATACTCAAAGCCGGTCAGCATCGTTATCAGCGGGCATTTATCCAGCGATTAAATAATGGGCGCTGGCATGTTATGCAACGTCTTCCCGAAGCCAGATATGAGAAGGGCTATGACGACAAGGGCAGGAAAAAGCGTAATCGCCTTCCCATTCAGGTGGTGAAAATCCCGATGGCGGCCCCACTGAAACAGGCGTTTGATGAAAACGTTGACCGTATCCGTCGTGAACGCCTGCCCAAAGAACTGGCATATGCGCTGAAACAACAACTGAGGATCGCGATAAAACGATGAAACACACTGATATTCGTGCCGCAGTGCTGGATGCACTCGAGCAGCATGAACACGGGGCGACGCTGTTTGATGGTCGCCCCGTTGTTTTTGACGAAGAGGATTTTCCCGCGATCGCGGTTTATCTGACGGATGCAGAGTATACCGGTGAAGAGCTGGATGCAGATACCTGGCGGGCCACACTGCATATTGAGGTGTTTTTACCGGCACAGGTACCGGATTCAGAGCTTGATCTGTGGATGGAAAGCCGGATTTACCCGGCGATAACTGCGATCCCGGCACTGGCGGGCATGATTACCACGATGGTTACGCAGGGCTATGAGTATCGTCGTGATGACGATATGGCATTGTGGAGTTCTGCAGATCTGACTTATTCCATTACATACGAGATGTGAGGACGATATGGCAACACCAAATCCCCTGGAGCCGGTAAAAGGTGCCGGCACCACACTGTGGGTTTACACCGGCAAGGGTGATGCTTATGCAAACCCGTTATCAGACGATGACTGGCAGCGACTGGCGAAGGTGAAGGATCTGACGCCGGGCGAGATGACGGCAGAATCCTACGATGATAACTACCTGGATGATGAAGACGCGGACTGGACCGCGACTGGACAGGGACAGAAATCTGCCGGTGACACCAGTTTTACGCTGGCCTGGAAGCCCGGCGAGAAAGGGCAGCGCGATTTGATTGCCTGGTTTGACAGCAGTGAGAGCCGGGCCTACAAAATCCGTTTCCCGAATGGCACGGTGGATGTGTTTCGTGGCTGGGTGAGCGCCATTGGTAAAGCGGTGACCGCCAAAGAGGTGATCACCCGTACGGTAAAAATCACCAATATCGGTCGTCCGTCGCTGGCGGAAGATCAGGGGGACATCACACCGGTCACCGGTATTACCGTGACGCCACCAACGGGCAATGTGGCAAAAGGTCAGAATATCACCCTGACCGTGGCTGTTCAGCCGGAAGGGGCGACAGATAAAACCTTCCGCGCCACGTCGGCGAATCAGAATTTTGCGACCATTACCGTGAAAGGGAACACGATCACGGTGAAAGGTGTTGCGGCAGGTAAAGCGCAGATCCCTGTGGTCACCGGCAATGGTGAGTTTGCGGCGGTGGCGGAGATCACCGTCACGGATGGCGCTGCAGGCTGAGAGGGGAGATAAAGCATGTTTCTGAAAACAGAACAATTTGAATATAACGGTGTGTCTGTCACGCTTTCTGAGCTGTCTGCGCTGCAGCGTATTGAGCATCTTGCCCTCCTGAAACGGCGGGCAGAAGAGGCTGAAGCCAGCGGCAACCTGCAGGTGAGTGTGGAAGATCTTGTCAGAACCGGCGCGTTTCTGGTGGCGATGTCCCTGTGGCATAACCATCCACAGAAAACGCAGTCACCGTCAATGAATGAGGCCGTGATGAAGATAGAGCAGGAAGTGCTCACCACCTGGCCTGCCGATGCCATTGCCCGGGCGGAAGACGTTGTGTTGTGCCTGTCCGGGATGATCGAAGCTGTTCGTCCGGATACTGATATTACTGAAGTGGCGAAAAATAACACGCTGACTGATGATGATTTTTCTGCGGGAAAGTCTTCGACGGCGAGCTGAACTTTGCCCTCAGACTGGCGCGTGAGATGGAGAGACCCGACTGGCGCGCCATGCTTGCCGGGATGACATCCACCGAATATGCCGACTGGCGACGTTTTTACCGCACGCATTATTTTCACGATACCCAGCTGGATATGCATTTTTCCGGGCTGACGTACGCCGTACTCAGCCTGTTTTTTTGCGATCCGGATATGCATCCCTCGGATTTCAGTCTGCTTGTCCCCCGGCGTGAGGAAGCGCAGACGGAGAGGCCGGATGAGGAAGACATGCTGATGCAGAAAGCGGCAGGACTTGCCGGAGGCGTCCGGTTCGGTGGGGAGGGAGGGGGCGATATTTCACCTTCTGCGGATGTGGTGGATGTCAGCGAGGATGATGTTGCATTAATGATGGCTTCAGCGGGGATTTCCGGAGGTGTGAGATATGTCCCAGCCGGTTGGTGATCTTGTTATTGACCTGAGTCTGGATGCGGTCCGTTTCGATGAGCAGATGACCCGCGTAAGGCGTCATTTTTCAGGACTGGAGACTGACGCCAGAAAAACCGCCAGTGCTGTTGAGCAGGGGCTGAGCCGTCAGGCGCTGGCTGCACAAAAAGCCGGGATGTCCGTCGGGCAGTATAAAGCGGCCATGCGAACCCTGCCTGCACAGTTTACGGATATCGCCACGCAGCTTGCCGGTGGTCAGAATCCCTGGCTCATCCTGCTGCAACAGGGCGGTCAGGTGAAGGACTCATTCGGCGGGATGATCCCCATGTTCCGGGGGCTTGCCGGTGCGATCAGCCTGCCGATGGTCGGGGTCACCTCGCTGGCGGTGGCGACCGGTGCGCTGGTGTACGCCTGGTACCAGGGGGATTCCACGCTTTCAGCGTTTAATAAAACCCTGGTTCTTTCCGGTAATCAGTCAGGACTGACGGCAGAGCGCATGCTGACGCTCTCCAGAGCCGGGCAGGCGGCAGGGCTGACGTTTAACCAGGCGGGAGAGTCACTGGCAGCCCTGGTCAGTGCCGGTGTGCGTGGTGGTGAACAGTTTGATGCCATTAACCAGAGTGTGGCGCGTTTTGCGTCTGCCTCCGGTGTGGAGGTGGACAAGGTTGCAGAGGCTTTCGGAAAACTGACCACCGACCCGACGTCGGGGCTGACTGCGATGGCACGCCAGTTCCGCAACGTGACGGCAGAGCAGATTGCGTATGTTGCTCAGCTGCAGCGTTCCGGAGACGAGGCCGGTGCCTTACAGGCGGCGAACGATATTGCCACGAAAGGCTTTGATGACCAGACCCGCCGCCTGAAAGAGAACATGGGGACGCTGGAAACCTGGGCGGATAAAACAGGAAAGGCGTTCAAATCGATGTGGGATGCCATTCTGGATATCGGTCGTCCTGAATCCTCAGCGGATATGCTCGCCAGTGCGCAGAAGGCATTTGATGAGGCGGATAAAAAATGGCAGTGGTACCAGAGCCGGAGCCAGCGCCGCGGTAAAACCTCCTCTTTCCGGGCCAACCTTCAGGGTGCATGGGATGACCGGGAAAATGCCCGTCTGGGGCTGGCGGCGGCAACGCTGCAGTCGGATATGGAAAAAGCCGGTGAACTGGCGGCAAGGGACAGGGCTGAGCGTGAGGCGTCACAGCTGAAGTATACCGGAGAGGCGCAGAAAGCGTATGAACGCCTGTTGTCGCCGCTGGATAAATATACCGCCCGGCAGAAAGAGCTGAATCAGGCCCTGAAAGACGGGAAAATCCTGCAGGCAGATTACAACACGCTGATGGCGTCGGCGAAAAAGGATTATGAATCAACGCAGAAAAAACCGAAGTCGTCAGGTGTCAGAGTGTCAGCCGGGGAGCGTCAGGAAGACCGGGCGCATGCAGCCCTGCTTGCCCTTGAAGCTGAACTCAGGACGCTGGAAAAACACAGCGGTGCGAATGAGAAAATCAGCCGGCAGCGCCGTGATTTATGGAAGGCAGAAAGTCAGTATGCGGTCCTGAAAGAGGCTGCCACGAAACGACAGTTATCCGGGCAGGAAAAATCCCTGCTGGCTCATGAGAAAGAAACGCTGGAGTACAAACGCCAGCTGGCTGAGCTGGGTGACAAGGTTGAATACCAGAAACGGCTGAATGAGCTGGCACAGCAGGCGGCACGGTTTGAAGAGCAGCAGAGCGCGAAGCAGGCCGCCATCAGCGCAAAAGCCCGTGGTCTCACTGACCGTCAGGCGCAGCGGGAGTCTGAAGAGCAGCGTCTTCGTGACGTGTATGGCGATAATCCGCAGGCGCTGGCCCGGGTCACCGGGGCACTGAAACAGACATGGGCGGATGAAGACATGCTGCGCGGTGACTGGCTGGCCGGGCTGAAGTCCGGCTGGGGCGAGTGGGCGGAAAGTGCGACGGACAGTATGTCGCAGGTTAAAAGTGTGGCCACGCAGACCTTTGATGGTATTGCACAGAATATGGCGGCGATGCTGACCGGCAGTGAACAGAACTGGCGGGGATTCACCCGTTCGGTGCTGTCCATGATGACAGAAATCCTGCTTAAACAGGCCATGGTGGGCATTGTCGGGCGTATCGGCAGCGCCATTGGTGGTGCTTTCGGTGGTGGGGCGTCTGCCTCCACGGGGACGGCCATTGAGGCTGCGGCGGCGAACTTCCATTTTGCGACCGGCGGATTTACGGGCACGGGCGGCAAATATGAGCCTGCGGGGATAGTTCACCGCGGGGAGTTTGTTTTCACGAAGGAGGCAACCAGCCGGATAGGCGTGGGGAATCTTTACCGTCTGATGCGCGGCTATGCGGAAGGGGGTTATGTGGGTGGTGCCGGAAGTCCGGCGCAGATTCGGCGGGCGGAAGGTATTAATTTTAATCAGAACAATCACGTGGTGATTCAGAACGACGGTATCAACGGACAGGCGGGGCCGCAGCTGATGAAGGCGGTGTATGACATGGCCCGCAAGGGGGCGCAGGATGAGCTCCGGCTGCAGTTGCGTGATGGCGGTATGTTATCAGGGAGCGGGCGATGAAAACCTTTCGCTGGAAAGTGAAGCCGGATATGGAGGTGAACTCGCAGCCATCGGTGCGTGAAGTGCGTTTTGGTGACGGGTACTCACAGCGTATGGCGGCAGGGCTGAATGCTGACCTGAAAACATACCGGGTGATGCTTTCCGTGACCCGGGAGGAGGCCCGGCATCTGGAAGCGTTCCTGGCAGAGCACGGGGGCTGGAAGGCATTTTTGTGGAAGCCACCCTATGCATACCGGCAGATAAAGGTGACCTGTGCCGGGTGGTCTGCGCGGGTCGGGATGTTGCGCGTTGAGTTCAGCGCGGAGTTTAAGCAGGTGGTGAACTGATGCAGGATATTCACGAAGCAAGCCTGAACGAGTCGGTTAAGTCAGAGCAGTCACCGCGGGTGGTGCTCTGGGAAATCGACCTGACGGTGCAGGGCGGTGAGCGGTATTTTTTCTGCAATGAGCTGAATGAAAAAGGGGAGCCGGTGACCTGGCAGGGGCGTGAATATCAGGCGTACCCGATTGAGGGCAGCGGCTTTGAGATGAACGGAAAGGGCAGCAGTGCCCGCCCGTCGCTGACGGTGTCCAATCTGTTTGGCCTTGCCACCGGGATGGCGGAGGATTTGCAGAGCCTGGTGGGGGCCACGGTGGTCCGTCGCCGGGTGTATGCGCGTTTTCTGGATGCGGTGAACTTTGTGGCAGGCAATCCTGAGGCAGACCCGGAGCAGGAGCTGACGGACCGCTGGGTGGTGGAGCAGATGTCAGCGCTGACGGCCATGACGGCCTCGTTTGTGCTGGCGACACCGACGGAGACGGACGG